CACCGTGTCCTCAACGACGTCGGATGACGATGAAAGTGAGTAGTTGCGCAGCTCGCCGACGGTAGTTGACGAGATCTTAAGTGTGCCTTCGCGGCCGAGATGGTTTGCCATTTTAGTCTGTGGTTAAATAGATGCAGTTAAAGGTGTGCCTCGCGGTGCCCCAGCGGCGCTCTTCGTCTGGCTCAATTACATAGTCCACATTTGACAAATGCAGATCGCGACAAGTCCCGTTTAGCGTTACGTCCGCAAGTACCGCGGCCTCTACGGCGGCGCTACCGGTATCAAAAAGGTCGTCAATTATAGTGGTGGATCCGGCTACTTCTCCTGTGAAATAATCGACTTGAACCTGAAGCTGCCGATATTGCGTGCGATTATTTGGCGCGAGCGAGCGCACCTCAATTTGCTCGTTGATCGCGTAAACTGCGCACGCCGGAAAGCTCGTCGAAGCGATCGTGTTGTTTCGTCCGCGTATCAGGTTTGCGGTTACACAGACGGCCGCGGTCGTCAGCTTGTTTCCGATCGCATTGCGGATGTCGGTTCGTGTGCTCATGTCGGCATATTTTCTGTGACTTTTCCAGCGCCATCAATTTTTGCAAATCCGAGGTTAACCGCTCGATTTGCAAGGATGGCTTGAACCTTTAGCAGCGTTATTTTTTCTCTAAATTCCATAGCTGACTTAACGTAGCGCTCCGGATCCGGCACCTTGATGTTCTTTGCTGTTCCGGTCACGAAAGGATTTGCGTTGAAGTTGTGAGCTTCTGTCCCGGCATCGCCAGCGTGCCGTCTCACCCAAGCGGGAACGCGGATCCCGCACGCAAGAGCAGCTGCGGCAAAGCCAGCTTTGGCCCAGCCTACTTTGCTTTTAAGCTCGTTGAAATAAGATTCGGCCTGATCGTTGCCAATCCACATTTGGTCTTGGACTTTCCATCGTCCGATGACGCTCTGTGAAATGTGCCCTGTGCGTCCCGTCTTTGGGTTTTTATATCGCTTGTGAAACGCTTTCATCGCGCCGATCGACGCGCCTGGTATCCAAAATTGACGCATAATGCGCACGCTCTTTGAGCGCTCCCAGCCAAGGTTAACACCTATTGTCGCTCCATCTGTTTTCCTCGGAGCAATCTGCGTGGATGATCCTATTCTTTGAAATAGTCCTATCGAAGAATAACGGGAAATGGTCTTTTTTTTGCCGCCGAATAAATCGCCTTTTATGGCGTTTGTTCCCTGCTGGTAAGCCTTCTGGCTCAAGCCCTGGCTCTTTGGTTTTTTAGCCGGATCTTTTTGAGCCACCATCGCCGTCGGTGGCAGGATCATCATAATTGATTTTGCGACGTTCCCGCCTTCCTGTTTGATGACTTTGCCGAGATCCACCTTCGCGGCCTGAGCCAAACGCTCGAGCGCAAAATCTAATTTTTTAGAGTCTAGCGTCACCGAGATCATCTTTAAATGTCTCGGCAAATATCGAACTCGCAGCCCGTTCCCTCGGTATCAAATCGCACTTGCTCGATAAAATAAGTGATGCCGGAACGAGCGCACGTCTGTGATTGTTTCGGCGTTGTCACGACTTGGTTGGTCGTAAAAAAGACGGTAAACTTTTCCTCTTCTCTTCGCTGCTCTGAGAACTCATCGAACATATTACGCGAGCTCGACCAGATGCCGGTCACGGTCGTTCCAAAATAAGTAAACGTGACGCCAGCCTGCGCCAAGATACCGTCGTAATCTGCCTGAAGTTGTGTTGAATCGAAGTCTCGAACTGCGGCCATACACTAGCGTAAAACGTCAAACGATGCGGGAAGCCGGCGAGATCGCGTCGTTCTGTGGATCGCCCTCGAGGACGTGCCAAAACTCGCTGCGCACGGCGCCGCAAATCACCGACGGCGACGAGTTGATTGTGAAAACCGCTCGAGCGTCTCGCAGCAAGCGCGGGAGATGCGAGGATCGGCGCGCCGTCAGGATTGATTCCTTGGCGATTCCCGCCCTCGCCAGAGCATCCGCCTGTCCTGCGTCGGCCAGCGTCACGAATGCCTCGCCGATTCGTTTCTTTGCCTGTTCGGCGAGCAATTGGAGCGGGTAGCGCTTGCTCTGCGAGTAGCCAAACGGCGAGAAGATCGCGACATCGGCCGGCAAACCGTAATCAGCGAGGCTCGGCATCTCGTCGATGCGATCGAAAACAGGCAATCGCCGGATGCTGGCGAGCTCAGGACTTAGACCATAAACGAAGTCCAGCCAGGTCTGGCCGGATCCGATAAACTCGTCGTACCGGTTCGGCCAGATTTCAAGTTCGAGCACGGTTTGAAAATTCTGCGCACCTCGTTCAGCCAGGACCGACGGCCGGCAGTAGCTCACGCAGTCAAAGAATTCGTGATATCGCGGCAGACACTCGATGCGGACCTCGTGGCCACGATCCGCAAAATGCCGCGCGATCGGCAGGATCCGGATGATGTCGCCCAGTCGCTGCGAGTAGGCGATGCAGATTTTCATCGCGCAAAGATCATCGTCAAAATGTTCGGCAGTACACCGTCGCCCTTGCGGATCTTGTCCTCGGGATTGCCGCAGAAAATCTCACGCATTCCCATCCTCTCGAAAACACTCGGGAGCGTGGCCGAATTAAAATGCCACAGGTGCTCACCAGGCTTGCGATGTTTCCACTCGAGAAACCATTTGTTCCCGTTGTACGAGTGACACCACGGCACCGATACCACGACGAATTTTGCGTGCACTTTCGGTAAGTCCACGAAGTGCTCGAGCGAGTCAAAAAACGTGACGACATCCCATGCTTTTTTCTGCCAGTCCGGATCGACTTTAACAAAGCTCGGCGGCGGGTACGGCGACACATCGAAACCGTGAAGAGTCGTCATCGGATTCTTCAAAGAAATTGCCGAAAGAAATGCGCCGGTGCCGAATCCGACGTCGCAGATGTTGGTGAAATTCCCAGCGTATTTCATCACGAGCTCCGACCTTATTTCTGAAAGCTGCGCCTGCGGTTGGCTTTCGTAGCGCGCGACGTAGTCGTGATTGTAACGCGCCGTGATTTCTCGGCTGATAGATTTTAGCGCTCCAGTCTCTTTGCAGATTTCGTAGCCTTCGTTGTGCGTCATTTTTATTGTGGGTTCCGCTGCTCAAATAACTCTTTGCCGGCCTTGTATCGCTCCGGATGATTGTTGTGTTCGTAAGTTTTATCCATCGGCGCACGGCCGAAAGCCGGATGCAGATGCTCAAACGTGATGCGGCTTCTCGCGTCGATGACGACGCCATCTTTCCAAGCTCGCGCGCTGTATTCATTATCCGAATACATTGACTCGTAGCCTTCGTGAAATAGCTCGCGGCCCTGCTGCTCGTAACGTGCCCGGGAGCAGATCGCCATGCACAGCAGATTATCCTTCCGATGGCCGTCGTTGATCGCGATGACAAACGAGTCAAACGCAGGATCCTTTGCAGCGCATTCTGCGAGGATCTTTGCATCCCATCCCATCGACGGCACCCAGTCGTCGGACAGCTGCACGAAGATGTCGCCGGTCGCTTTCTTTGCTGCGAGATTCCACGCGGCGACGCAGGACTTTTTCTCAGAGACGACGCTAACGAATTGCACCGACATTTCCTTTGAATCCTTGTCGTCGGCATCGACCGCAAAGATGTGCTCAATCTGCGCTGCGTTGCTCGCCGCCGATAGCCACGCATCACGGCACGCAACCGCTTTTGAGGATCGATCTCGAGTCGCGTGCAAGAGCGAGATCCGCGGAGTGCGGCCGGCGTGATACTGCGCTTGCAGCACCGCGGCGCGTGAAAGATTACCGTGCAATCGGAACGCTCGAGCAGCGAGATCCTGACCGGCCCAGGTGTACCACTTGACTTCATGCGTCCAAGGCCGGTCTGCCTCGGTCGGCTCTCCGCGCTCGAGCATTTTGTCGGCCCAATAGCTCGCCCGGTGCGTGTCGTTTTTCTCAAAATAAAGCAGGATCAAATGCGCGATTGCCTCGCGGCACCACGGGTAAACCGCGTGCGCTTCCATCAGGTGACCGAGAGCCTCTCGGTGATTGCCGCACAGTTTAGCGAGGTTGATGAGCGACTCATAACGGAACGCCGGCTGAAGGTTTGGGAACGACAGCGCGATCTTCCCAAACGCCATCGCGGCGTCTCGATTGCCAGAGCAGAAATGTTCTTGATGAATGTAAAAATACT